ACGTTTCAACAACCCTAATTCCCCGCTAGGTCCTGTTAGACACGCCGCTGGTCACATTGACCAAGTTCGTCAAAATTATTCACAAGGTAGGGAAGAGCTTGAAGCTGCTAGAGAGAAAACCCCTACGAATCCTAATAACCCTCGCAAGTTTGAGTCTCCAATTTATAAGGTTCCTGGTGAGCAACAGAAGACCCAGATGGGAGCTAGACATAAACAAGCTAAACGAGAAAAGAAAAATCCAATGGCAAAAAAATATGTAACTAACGAAGCTTCTAAAAGTAGACTACGAAGAGTTATTGGAAGTTCAAACACTGACCATTTAGAAGAACAGAAAGTACAAGAAGAAGGTTTGAACAAGGATATAAACCCTATGGTAGCTACCGCTCTTAAAGATTGGAATTTCTTTTCAGGTAAAAAGCTAACTGAAGATTGGAGACAGGACGCATTTGATGCGCCATGGAATCAAGATGAAGAGGATGAACACGACGAAGACAAAGATAAGATAGAAGAAAAATCTTCTGCATGGCAACGCAAAGAAGGCAAGAACCCTGAAGGTGGCTTGAACAAGAAAGGTG